GCAACTCACTCATCTAATCGGGCCTCGATGGGAATCTTTTCGAGGGCTAATCGACAAATTGGCGCAATCCCTGCGTCCAAGAGATTTTGTCGTCCTGAAGTATATCTGTGAACTTCAGGGGGGTGTCTTTCTACGAATGCGACACCTCGAGTGCGTGCTTCGCTTTGCACGCGGCTTCTTCGAGCAGCTCGCCGATGCGGGTCATCTTGACCGTTATCATGGCAGCATTCCATGGCTTCAGCTATCAGCTTTCCTCCGTGCTCATTCACACGTCGACAGGAACCGTTACATCAAATACGGGAAGTGGTGGAGTAGTACTTTGCTCGCGAAGCATATGCGAAATGAGTGTGAAGCGCCGGGCGACCCTTCTTGGGATCTGTACGCCGGTTTATCCGGAGATCTTCGCTTCCTCCTCCGATCAATCGTTAACCGAGATCGTAAGTCCCTGGGATTGAGAAATTTCCGACTTCTCACCGGGATTCAACAGTTGAAGAGAAATTTCCTTCCTGTTGATGAGGATTTTGTGCTTGAATCCCTCCTGAAGCACAAGAAGGCGATGATGCGCCCACCGGGTCCTATGAACGCCGGTACACTCATTATCTACCCAACTCTCTTTGAGACGACTTGGGCGGGTGAGCGTCGAGAAATCCGCCTCCATGCCGAGTTGAGAACTCCCGAATTCGTGGGACCTCATCGAGATTTGCGCGCAAAAGCGTGTTCTTCGACTCCCGATCTTTTCGTGGGAGAGATTACTGAACGAATGAGGAAGGTCTTAGCCAAATTCAGACCTGAAGCGCCAAGGCTGTTGCAGCCATCAGGAAGCGCTTGCTTCGAATCGTCACGTGCCGCTGGTGGAGCGTCCCAGTATCTGGCTGACGTTTATTATCATGAAGCAGATTTGGCCGCAGAGTCCTCCGACTACTGCGGGATTGGGAGAAACTCCGGTGAGCTTCTTGCGATGGATTATATGCCGCATTACGGAGTACGCGAGATTCGCGGTTATCCCTTTCCACGTCTCACGGACGTCTTGTCAAATACTACGGAGCGTTTGTTCGCATACCGTCAGCCGATAGACATTCGGCGTAAAGCATTTGAATCCGTGGGTCTGGAACCCAATCCATTGATGAAGGGCCCTGATGATAATGGCCCCGACAACATTAATTGTCGTGTCGCTGCTGTGTTAGAACCTGGTAAAGTCCGTACCGTGACTGCCGGCGAAGCTAGACCTTATTGGCTTAGTCGGTCCTTTCAGAAGGATATCCACAGCTACATTCGTCAAATTCCTCAGTTTTCTCTGTGTGGCCAACCGCTTGAACGTTGGCACCTGAAGTTCCTCGACCGACTCTCCGGAGAATATGGTCTTTTTCAGGGACGAACCTTCGATGGTGAGAAAACCGTCTGGGTGAGTGGCGATTACTCTGGCGCGACTGATGAGATTGACATCCGTCTCACGCGTGCCTGCCACCGACTCATGATGACTCAATTCGAGAATGCCAATTCTTCTTTAGGCAAAGATCTCGTTGAGCAGTACGTACTGACTTTGGACTCGTGCATTGAACCGCACATTGTCAGTTATCCGAAGGACATTGTTGACGCCGCGGAGGCGCGGGGCGAGGATCTGACTTCGTGTCAGCAGCAGAACGGTCAACTGATGGGATCTACACTTTCATTCCCAATCCTCTGCATTGTCAACTTCTGCGTGGCTTGGCTCGCCTTGTTTCCGCATGTTGAGGACTTCACCAAAATACCAATTCTTGTAAATGGTGATGATATCCTGTTTCGCTGTCGAGAATCCCAATACTCGACTTGGTGCGACCATATTAAGAACGCCGGATTTCGCAAATCCGTGGGTAAGAACTTCGCCCATGAGAATAAAATCTTTATTAATTCTCAGCCGTGGTACGCAAAGAAGCGGTCTGACTTCTTGGAGACAAAACTCTGCGAGTTTCAGTATCTCCCCTTCTTCAATACTGGCCTAATGCATGGTCAGTCGAAGGTAGCGAAAAAGCCCTCAATCGAAGGCGAGTCAGGTGGTACCTACCAGTCCCTGTACTCTCTGCAGCCAGAGGCCGTTTCTGGTGCGCAGAATCGCGAACGTGCTGTTCGAAGGTTTCATTCGATTCATCGAGAACATCTTCGGCACGCTTCAGCGAATGGTTTCTTCTCATATCACGCTCCCCGTGAGTTCTATGGACTAGGAATGGTCCCTAGTGAGAAGGCTCTGTTTACAAAGACCCAAAGGATTGTCGCGAACATCCTGGTTCGAAAAGGTCTTGAGCTCTCCAAGGCGGGAAAGCTCTACATCGGTGATGGGCACGTTGCGAAGCCCGTCCATGACATGTCCCGAATTCAGGGACGCCGAATGTTGTACAGAGGGTGTATCGTTCCACCGGAACGTGTTCGTCCTGGAATATCCGGATACACGGTTCTGCAGAAGCTGGAACGACATGAACTTGGTCTCACGCAAGACGTAATCACCCAGTCCGATGGTGATCGTGCTATGATGTGCACGGCGCATTCACTTGCGAAAAAGCTTCAGCGCACGTTGAAAAGTCAAGATGAAACACTTCTTGTACCGTACCCCGAACGCCTCATGATGAGGGGGTTCTGTCAACGTCCTTTGCGCGAAGATGAGATCTTTCAAGGTATCGCGATTAGCGTCTAGAGCAAAGCTCGACCTGTGCTATCGCGATCCACGTGACGCGTAATGAGCGCGCTCTCCTCATTGGGATAAATACGTAGATGTGGCCCCCCCCGTCGCTGGGCAATGGCTGTCTACCGTCCTGAGCACGACGTTAAACTCCTCCGTGGCACCGATGAGGTCCACGTTAATCAAGGGTACCAACAGCAACTCCTTTTGCTTGTCAGCAAATGATCAGAGGGTTCCCTGTCGACCTGAG